AATATGGGGGTTAGGCGCTAGCCCCAATATAGGGCCTGCGCGGGCGTTTGTCAAGTTATCATTTGCAGGGGTTTAGAGGTTAGGTTGGTTGGTGATGTGTTCTTTCCTATTGTATTCTATAATAATAATATAAGAATACAACGGACCAAGAAAAGCACAATACCAAAAATAAGACCATAGCCCAAAAAACGCACAAGCTGCAAACCAAACATCAATAGGCGATCCAGGCCCGGGGCCAAGGGGCTACCTCGATAGGCTCCCATCCCCCCGGCAAATGCCGTAAACCGCTTAGATTCAACGGCTTATGGCCAAAAAGCGGGATGAGGGCAAGGTTGACGTGAGATGAGGGCAGGGTAAGGGCGGGAGTAGCGTGGGAGTAGGGCAGGAGGCCAAAACGGCCGCGCCCTCGATGTCCTATTGACTAAGCTGAGAATTGCGTCAAAAGCTCAAAAAACTCTAAAGAATTGAGAAATGACGAAACCGTTCAAAATCGGAAATGGTTCAATATGTGAAACATTCCCAAGAAATGACGAAAACCAAAAAACGAATAAAAAAGGCCCGGAGGTCTTTTGAACCCCCGGGCCTCTTGAGATCAGCCCGCGATGAGCTTGGCCAGCGACTGCTTGGCCGACATCCCGCTGCGGCGATACTCCACGTAGCTGTTCTGAGCCGCTTCGTCGAAGTCGAACGCACCGAGAGTCTTGAGTTCCTTCTTGAGCGGATCGGCCGTCAACTCAGCGCGCTTCACCTGGGCAACGTTGCCTCGGCGCTTGAGATCCGCTGCGTAGTTCAGCAGACCGTTGAACGCGGGAGCACCCAGCAAGGTGAAAGCCTCGCCGGCTGCGCTAGCGTCCTGGACGTTGAAGACCGGCTTGGTGAACGGGACCTTAACATCCTCCGCGATCCCCTTGGAGACGTCCTTGCGGATCACGGCCGCATCCTCGACGTAGCCAACGAAGCCGGCAGCGAGGTTGCTCAGAACGTCCCAATCCACCTTGGTCGAAACATCGGACATTTGATTTACTCCAAAAGATGCGGCACGCGGGATTGCGTGCTCGCTTGTGGCATTTGCTGCTATTCAGTTGTCAATGAGCCAGCGGGGTTAACCGCGTCCAGGGCTGCATTCGCGTCGCCGTACCTGCTACGCCCCGGATCTACCCATACAATAGGCGCGGCGGGCGGGTCTGTCAAGGGATAGCTGCGGATTTCCCGAAACTATTTAGGCGAAAAGTTTGCGCGCGCCACCGAGCCCAGGCATGAGCCGGTGCTGAGCCAGAATCGGGACACCCCCTAGGCCCCATCGGAATGGGGCCCCTTGACCCCCGCGCGGGCAAATGTGTTTCCCGAGACATATACGGAGCTAAACTCAGATGGGTCCCATCTCGCTTTGCTTTTGTCTATATTGAATAAGGTTTTAGAACCTATCGCCGAACAGCTCCCACAATTCCGACGTCCTTTATTAATGCTTCACCTGCTGAAAAGACTTGACAAACTTGGACCATTACCCTATCATGCGTGCAGGGAGGTCTGGGATGTCTGATTCAGCTGATAAAGCACCAAATAACGAATCTAGCTCCCGGGTCCTCTCTGATTCTCGGGTCCTCTCTCCTAACAACGTGCTCAATATCCTTCCACGCATCGAAGTTCGCCCGATGAATGGGCGAGTTATTGGCACGCGCTCTCCCTCTATTCCCCCGATGGTCAAGCATGTCATTGGCGAGGCAGCTCATATTGCAGGGAAGAACGGTGGCTGTGCATCCGTCGCCGAGACGTTTGATGTGCATCCTAATACAGTCACTGCTGCGAAACGGGAGACGGGCAAAGCTAAAGAGATCCTTGACGAAGAGATTCGAGAAGTTGCGCTAGATCGTCTTGTCGGGATGTTCTCTACCTCTGTTACCCCAGAGAAGCTTGCTACGTTGGACGTGAAGGATGCGACGCGCTCCATGAAGGATCTCGCTAAGGTTGCTGAGACTTTCACGAAGCGAGATAAGAATGTATTCAACGGGCCTACGATCGTTCTCATGCGCCCATCGCAACATACGGAAGATCAGTATGACGTCATCGACGTCGAAGCCCGGGAGATACGATAAATGTCTGCTTCTACAGATTTCGCTGCTTGGTACAATCTAGGGACGCCTCCTGCAAATGATTTGTTCTTGGAGCCTCAGGGAAACGTTCCTCTTTCCACTGCAGATCCCAAGCTTGCAATGGCTGCTGAGTTTATCGCTGGGACCTTCTCCACATACTCCTGGGTCGATATCCTCAAGCTGATCAAAACCGACCCGAAGTTTGCCAAGACTCTTTGGAACTACGCGCGCATCCTCGGCCTTGTGGGGGCTCAAACGGAATGGTAGAAGAGGTTTGGACGCCTAACAAAAGGCAGTCCGAATTTCTCGCTATTCCGTTTACCGTCTTCGAAGGTTTCTATGGTGGTGCGGCGGGAGGTGGGAAATCGGAGATTTTGCTTGCAGACCCTGTGGTGAAGGGGCTGACGAATCATCCGAAGTTCCACGGGATCATCTTCCGCCGCACCTTCCGCCAACTTGAGGAATCTCTTATTCCTCGTGCTAAAGACTTTTACGGCTGGGATGGGACTCAGAGGTTTGGTGCTCGATACAATGACCAAAAGAAGTCATTCACCTTCCCCTCTGGCGCAGTCATCCGCTTTTCCTATCTCGAATCAGATGACGACGCCAAGGGACATCAAACTGCACAGTACAACTACGCCGGCTTCGACGAGCTCACACACTTCTCAGAATATCAGTACCTTTACATCACGACACGTATTAGATCCTCAGTCTCAGACCTACCCGCTTACGTTCGTGGTGCCTCCAACCCTGGAGGTGTCGGACACACTTGGTGCTTTAAAAGATTCGTAGAGCCATGCGAAACTGGACACGTAATACTCAAGCGCGCTCTTCCAAACGGCAAATCTACAAAAGCCGTATTCATCCCAGCTCTGCTTACAGACAATACAGAGCTAATGAAGGCAGACCCGGACTATGTTAACCGCCTCAATCTACTTCCGGAAGCCGAGAGACGCGCGCTCCTCTACGGTGACTGGCACGCCTATTCTGGTCAGGTGTTTAGTGAGTTTAGGGCTTTGCATCTACCTACTGAGCCTGACAATGCTCTTCATGTAGTCGAGCCTTTCTTGATTCCGACGTGGTGGCCTAAGATACTCGCAATTGATTGGGGCTACGCTGCAATGACTTGGGCAGGATGGGGAGCGATTGCTCCTGATGGTGTTACCTTCCTGTATCGGGAATATGCACAGAAACGAAAGTACATTACCGAGTGGGGGGCAGATGTTGCACGTCTCTCTCAGTTCGATGGCAACATCAGAGCAGTTGTCCTTGACCCGTCTGCATGGCAACAGCGTGGTGATCCCAAACAGATATACCGGCAATTCGAAGAAGCATCTGAGATGCGCGTCGCCAAGGCAGACAACGATCGGACTGGCGGCAAGATGCTCATGCATGAATACTTCCGGTGGAAACAAAGGCCATCTAAGTACGTGCCAAAGGAAGGCTATCAACAGGACCTTCACGATCGAATCTTCCGCATGTATGGAATTGATCGCGCAGCTGAATACACTGCTATGTTTGCTCCGCAAAAGCCAGAAACAAACCTACCGAAGCTCAGGATCTTTAGGGGAGCGGCGCCTGAATTCATCGGAGCTATTCAGGCGTGCATGGCTGATCCAAAGAGGCCGGAAGATATTGCAGAGTTTGAAGGCGACGATCCGTATGATGGTGGACGATACCTCATTAAGCGCGTCCACCGATTCGTTAAGGAATCAGAGCTCGAGTTCAAGAGTAGAGCAAACCTCGATGCAGTCCTCAAGAATTCTACATCAACGTTCGATATGTATCGAGCAATGGAAAGGTTCGAGGCCGACAATAAAGAGGATTCTGATTTCGCAGTCCGGCGCCTACACGCTCCCTCACAGTTCGGCTCACTCAGGGCGAAGCTGAGGATGAACTAATGTTTTGGAATAGGCATAGGGATGATGAGCTTATCCACCTTCGGATGGAGAACACTCGTCTTCTGGGGATCATCGAAACACTAGCTTCGAAACCCCCCACACCCCCGGCCCGCGTCACGCCCGTACGCGTAGGAACAGACATGGAGCCGGCTAAAGGTGGCGTGATGACTCGTACGCAGGCATTAGCGATTTTGCAGAAAGCGCTAGATACAAAGAACAAGAAGGTTGAGGAGGCTAAGGTTTCATGAAGAAACTGCTTATGGGTGCTTTGTATTCTGGCATCTTTACTGCCCTTACCAGTGGGGCTGCTGTCTTTTTCTCTGATGGGATGCTTGACAAGCATGAGGTAATCCTCGTGATTGGTATGTTCCTTACTGGTGTTGGTCTATACATGAAGCAGCATCCCTGGGATGGTGTTGACCGTAGAGGAGATGAAAATGTTCCTACTCAAACTCCGTAAGGTTCTAGGCAAGCTTACTGATCTTCTTATCAAGGGCCGTCAAGCTGGCCTCTGGACTGAGAAGAACAACGTTAGCGTCCCTAAGGAAAATCCTTTCAAGAAGTAAATGACCCAAGCTCCGCCGATTCCGATGGATGAGCCGCTCCCACTTGAAGGTGAAGTTATGCCTGAAATGCCTGAAATTCCAGATGAGGAACAAGTCAAGGCTGAGCTTCTTAGTATTCTTGAAACTTACGAGCAGGATGATCGTTCAGCTCATGAGAAGATTTCAAGTGAGTGCCGTAAGTATGAGTTGTATTGGCAGAATATCCAGGATATCATCTGGGACAATACTAGTCGAGATTGGGTCTCTGCCTCTGGTGTGCTTCAATCTTCTCGTGGTCTAGACGTTGATCCTTCAATCCTCGATAAAGCAATCGGCATCTATCGTTCATATGGTGAGATTGTAGCAGCCGCACTCTCCCAGACCATTCCATCAGTTCGATTCTTCCCTTCGAATGCAGACTCTGGTAAGGACATTACTACAGCACAGACTAGCTCTGCCATCTCGAAGCTGATTCAGAAGCATAACGACGCTCAACTGCTTTTCCTCAAAGCGCTCTACACAAAGTTCAATCAGCATTTCGTTTGTGCCTATCACACAGTTGTAACGGATGAGCAGTATGGTACAGCGAAGCGTCCAGTAGTTGATATCAAGCTGATGCCCTCCCCCACGGGGCAGCAGATTTGCTCGGGTTGTGGAATGCCTGAGCCAATGATGGATGATGCTGCTGTTGCCGCAGGGATGTGTCCTAACTGTGGTGCGACCGAGGCTCCCATCGATGAGATGGTTGACGAGCCTACGCCCTATGTTAAGGAAGTCCTAGAATTTCCGAAGGGTCGAGTTCGCATCGAGGTGTACGGGCCGCGCCACGTTAAGATCCAGCCAAACTGTAAAGAATTCACTAGCTCACCTTATCTTATCCTCGAGACTGAACTTCATGAGAACTTGATTCATGAACTCTATCCTAAGTATAAGATCAAGGGTGTAGAAAATGAGCTAGATGTTCGACGTGTCGATCGTAGACCTACTCTCGAGGACGTCGATACTAGAAAGATTCACACGCTGAAACGTTGTTGGCTTCGTCCTTGGGCACTGAATGGTATCCAAGACGAAAACATGCTTGCCTATCTGCGCTCTATCGGAAATGAAGGGCTGCAGATTACCCTTGTTGATAAACAGATTGTCGAGATTGTTAACGAGAGTGTTGACGATCACTGGACTTTTTGCCTTGATCCCTTCGCTGAATACGTTCATGGTGATCCCAAGGGCAAATTCCTGGCTCCTATCCAGGATATGTACAATGATGACATCATGTTGGCTCTTGAAACGATCTTGCATAACATCCCCGAGATGTTTGCTGATCCCAATGTCCTAAATTTCAAGAAGTACAATGATAAGGAAGCACGTCCTGGTCAGATGAATCAGGCTGTTGCTCCAGAAGGTCAAACGCTAGCTGCGGGATTCTATCAGCCGCAAGGTGCGACATTATCTAAAGAGGTAGATAATTTCACGGCTCGTTTGAATGAGCTAGCCCAGTTTGTTATCGGAGCACCCCCTTCAATTTGGGGAGGAACTCAGTCAGGTGGATCCGCTACTCTCGGTGAGTATCAACAGTCTCGCGCTCAGGCACAGCAACGCCTTGGCACGGACTGGAAAATGCTCAACTACTGGTGGCGTGATATCATGGAAAAAGCCGTTAAGGAGTTCCGTGAGTTCATGAAGGAGTTGGCTCAGCAAGTCGGAGATCCAAATTATGCTGAGAACTTCGTCCAGAGAAATGGTGAGACCTACACTAATATCTGGATTCGTCTTGAGGACATGCTTGGTGAAGTAGGAGAATGTGAAGCAGAGACGTCCGATCAGTTCCCCGTATCGTGGGAACAGAAGCGTGGACTTCTCTTTGAAATCTTCCAATCTCCTAATCCTGTCCTTGCGAACATGGCTACGGATCCTGAGAATCTTGGAACCATTCGTGACATCTCTGGCCTATACGAGTTGAAAGTTCCTGGTGCTGACTCTCGGGACAAGCAGCTTTATGAGATTGAACAGATGCTTTTGGGTATGCCGGTGCAACCGGAGCAGTACGTCGACAACCATCAGGTTGAGCTCGTAACAATCCAAGCATGGGCTAACTCCCCCACGGGTAGGGAAACTAAGCTCACAAATCCGCAAGGGTATCAGCTTGTTCTGCAGCATGCGATGATGCACTTCGCTATGATGCAAGCAATGATGGCACCACCACCCGAGCAAGGCGGAGGGAAGAAAGGTGATTCCCCTGCACAGTCTCAAGGTTCGGCTCAAGCTCCTGGTACTGATGGTGCCAAGGGTGAGCCTACAAAGAAGTAGGTAAGGGAATATGGCTAACCCCATAGCTGCACTTGCCCTTGGCGAGATTGTCAAGGCTTTTGATGCTCAGGCTATTGATGAGGTTTCTTCTTCACCCGTTGCTGTACCTTCAGGTGCATCAGTAGCACGTAAGGTCTTCTGGCAGCTTAGTTTTGACGATGCTCCCGATGCAGTCACAGTTGCTATCGAAGGCTCTCTGGACAACGTTACATATGTTGCCCTGGCTACAACTACAGCAACAACTGGAGCCGTTGGCGTTGTTCCTTCTATGCCTTTCCTGCGAGCTACTGTTTCTGGTTTGACTGCTGGATCAGCTACAGAGATGACGGTTGCATTCGTCCTTTCCTCTGGTTGGGACGTTTATCGTGACATCCTCCCTGGATCGGATAATGTCTACTCTCTTGGCAATCCGAACTATCGCTTTGCTAAGGTCTTTGCTGCCCTTGTCACAGAGGAAGCTGATCCGGTCGATGCAGTAGCTGCTACGGCTACCTTGACTTATAGTGCTAATGCTGTTACTGCTGGCAAAACTGTAACGATTGGTACGCAGGTTTACACATTCCGAGCAGCTGTTGCTTTGGCTTACGAGATCAAGATCGAAGCTGCTGTTGATGATACTGCACAGAACCTCGTTGATGCGATCAATCTGAACGAAGCTTCTGGAGTTGGAGACAATGCTGTCTCTGGCAAGTATTTTGTTCCGATTGCAAATCTTGAAGCTTCTGCTGCATTGACGGCTGGCTCCAATCTTATCACCTTGACCAAGCTGGTTCTTGGAGCAGCTGGCAATGTCGCAGATGATCCTTCAACTGATGAAGCTGAGATCACGGTATCCGATTTCGAAACTGAAGATACTGGCGTTGATATGACTCCTTCAGCAATTGATGGGATGCTCTTTAAGAAGGACGATAGCTCCCTGATCTACTTGGCAGTTGGTGATTCTCCTTCTGGCTCGTGGAAGAAGATTACTGCTGCTGCTTTGGCGTAAAGTGCTGATGAGGAATCGGTACGCGTACGAGGACTCAGTGTGGGAAAATAATCCCCCACTGGGTCCGTTTCATGGTCATCCAACACTAGCTGTAGGTTTGTCTCATTTTTGGAAACTGGATGAGGCTTCAGGAACTCGTGCAGATTTAATCGGTGGTATTACTTTAGCAGATGGTAATACTGTTGGATCAGCAGCTAAAGGGGTTGGTGCTCCTATAGGTTTGCCTGATACAGTTGCACACTTCGTTGCTGCGAACAATGAGAATTTGTCTCATGCAGACTTTCTTGGACCTGATGCTACTTTCTCAGCTGCAGTCTGGGTTAAACCAGTAGCTGCTGTACTGTACACCTTCATTGATTCAGGTGGAGATGGTGATCTCATTTTTCGTGGTGTAACAGGTGTAGGTGGTACACTTATATCCTACTGCAGAGGCTTTTTGGGTGGGCCTGCTCTTGTTACTGGGATATTAGATCCGATAACTGCGGGAGCTTGGAATCTTGTTGGAGTGTATCACAATGCAGTTGCTGATCTTCTTGGTGTTTCTGTAAATGGGGCTCCTTGGACTACAGCAGCTACTGGTGGAGCAAACGGAACTTTTGCTAATTTTCTTTTAGGTATGAGATCAGGAAACATTAATCCTTTTGATGGGGATATGAGTTTAGCTGCTATGTGGTCGAAGATTCTTACCAATGATGAGATCAACGATTATCATAACAATGGCAACGCACTACATTATTAATTAGGAGATAGAAGATGCCGCCGGAAGATATTGGTCCTGTAACATCGAATGGCGACCAGGACGCCGATCCTTATGTCAAGACCGATCTTGAAATACTCGGTAATGAGGATGAGCCTAAGAAGCCAGATGCAAAGCCTTCTAAAGATGCATCTGATCTTCCCGACCTCGAAGATGATGATAAGTCTGATGAGGACGATGAAGATGATGATAAGAAGCCTAAGTCTAAACCCAAGTCTGAGTCTGAAGATGATGAGGAAGATGACGATGAGGACGAGGATGAGGATGAGGTTGATGAGGACGAGGAAAACGTCGAGATCCCGGACAAATCTCCTGAATACCGAGAGCTCAAGAAAAAGTACCCCGACCTCTTTAAAGACTTCCCCGGACTCCGCCATGATTTCTTCAGAGTCAAGGCTTATGACCAAATCTTCACCTCGGTAGATGAGGCAAAGGAAGTCGCAGAAAAATACGATGGTCTTGTGGCCCTCGAACAAGTTGTTGCCTCTGGTAATGCAGGCAACTTCTTGAACGGGTTAAACAATTTCTCTAAGCCCGCCCTTCAGAGACTTGCAACTGATTTCTTGCCTGCTCTTGAAAAGACAGATAAGACGCTTCATAACAAGGTCGCCGGTGGCCTACTCTCAAATGTGCTCCGTGCAGCCCAGACCCAGGCACGCTCCGCTGGTAATAAGAACCTCTTTCATGCTGCTGAACATCTTGCGATGTTTTTGTGGGATAAGTCGGAGATTCCCGACTCTGCTCCTGCAACGTCTCCTGAGATTGAAGAGCAGCGTAGACAGCTCGAGAACAGAGAACGATCGTTCTTCGAAAGACAGCAGACTGAATTTATCACAGACGTCAAGTCCACTGGAGAGAGACAACTCAGGAAGGAAGTCTCTCGAGGTCTTGATCCTGATGACGTGCTTCCTGAGTTCGTAAAAGACTCCATCCTCGATAAGGTTATGGAAGATGTTGATTCGGCCATGTCGAAGGATGAGCAACATATTCGCAACATGAATGCTACGTGGGAGAGAGCGTCCCGTAATGGGCACGGCAAGGATTTCAAGAACAAGCTGATCCAATTGTACATTGGCAGAGCGCGTTCACTTGTTGGTCCTATCCGCCGAAAGCTTGTCACCGAGGCTATTGCCAAGATGAGCAAGCCCAAGGGCGGCGCTCCGGGAGACACCAAGAATCGCAAACCTGTTCCGGGAGGTCGAGCTCCAGGTGCTGGCTCCGGTCGTCCTTCTCCCAAGGATGTTGACTGGAGTAAGACATCTGATCTCGACTATTTGAACCGAAACGTCAAAACCAGAAAGTAAGCAATGGCCTCTCAGTCTGAAACCCAGGTCTACGCTACCGAACTGGAACGGGTCCGCGAGGATCTCCCCGTACTGTTCGATAGACCGGTGACCTTTTACTCGACGATCGAAAAGAAGAACGTCGAGACCGTTTCCAACTACGCACTTCGTATTCCTGCTGAGATGTATCCGGGTGGTAAGGGTGGTCACTTCAACCCTGCTGGCGGATCTCTTGGTCTTGGCGCTGGACCGTCGTTCGATAAGTTCACTACGACGGTTGTTCACCTCCGCTATGCCATTCAGTGGGACAAGAAGGCCGAGTGGGCTACGGACAGCAATCGTAAGGCTGTTCTGCAGTCTACTCGTTACCTTATCTCTAAGGCGCTGGTTGAGTTCCGCCGCCTTTGGGACTGCCTTTATGTCGGATCTGACGGCACGGGTACGCTCGGTACGGTTTCCGGTGTGTCCAATGCTGGTGGCCTCGACACTGTGACGCTCAACTCTGACGGTTATGGCGCGAAGCTGTTGCGGTACGCTCAGGATGTTGCGTATTTCGATAGCACTTATGCCACGAACCGAACCGCTGGTACGGACAAGGCTATTGTCTTCCACGACACTGTTGGTAAGCAGATCAAGACTGCGACTCAGTCTGGTCTGACCACTACTGACAAAGTTGTGATCGGTGGTCTTGGCAACGTCACGGGGACGTCCGTGCTGTCCGTGAACGGTGTTCCGTATCATCATAGCAATGCTGCCTCTGGCACGTTCCAGGGTCTCGATCGTGCAACGTACCCGCAGATTCGAGCGAATGGGATCAATGCCTCGAGCGGTACGCTGGCTCTGTCGTACGTTCGTCGTGCACTCAACGCTGTTGGCGATCGGATCGGCGACGATCAGATGAAGAAGC